CGCATGTTGAGCGCGGCGAGCGTGCGCTGCGCCACGAGGTCGGCGTCGGTGGCGTCCTGAATCACGGCGCCCGGCATCGACACCAGCGGGCCGCTGTAGCCGCCGGCGCGGGCCTGGTCCCACATCGCGCCGAGGCCAGAGGCCTGCATTAGCTCCATGGCCCGCTGCGGGCGGGTGATCGGGATGACCGCCTCGGCCCGGTTGCGCTCACCGACGGCGGCCAGGGTGCCGAACGGTGTGCCGGGCACGATGTCGCCCATCGCCAGCTTGAGGAAGTCGAGGCTGAGGGAGAAGCCGGGGATGTTCGGTCCCGGCCCGGGGATGTCGAACCCCGCGAACCTGAGCGCTGGCAGGGCGCTGACCGCGGCGTTCCATCCCGACCTGAGCGCGCCGCCCATGGCCGAGGCGAACGATGAGCCGAGCGAACCGAGAGCGTCGGTGATCCGGCCGGGGATGCCGGTGACGAAGTTCTTGATGTTCGTCCACAGCCCGTCGAGCTTGGTTGACACCGAACTCCAGATGTCCCCGAAGCGGCTGGCGACCTGGCCGGCGAGGCCGCTGAGCGCGTTGTAGGCCTTCTCGGGCACCCCGGCAATGAAGTCGCGCACGTTACCGATCCACGTCTGCAGCCGGTCGATGGCCGAGGTCGCCATCTCGCTCACTCGGCTCGTGACCTGCCCGGCGAGGGCCCGCAGCGCGTTGTAGGCCTTCGCCGGTAGGCCGGCGATGAACTCCACCACGTTGCTCGCCCATGTGCGCAGCCGTTCCAGGGCCCTGCTCGCCATCTCCCCGATGCGACTCGCTACTTGGCCGGCCAGCTGGCGCAGCGCGTTGTAGGCCTTGCCCGGTAGCCCGGCGAGGAACTCGATCACGTTGCCGACCCACGACCGCAGCCGCTCCATCGCCTTGCTCGCCATGTCAGCGATGCGGGCGCCGACCTGGCCGGCGAGCTTGCCGAGGGCGCGGAACGCCTTGCCCGGCAGCCCGCCGAGGAACTCCACGGCGTTGCCGACGAACTCCCGCACCCGCTCCATGGCCCCGGTCACCATCGTCTTGATCCGGTCCCAGACCTCGCGCCCGAGGTCGGCCAGGGCACGCCCGACGCGCCCGGGCAGCTTGGCGAACCACTCGATGACGCCCTTGACGAAGCGCACCACGGCGTCCCACGCCTTGGTGAACGCCTCGGGCACCTTGTCGAGGTTCGTCACCAGCCCGGTCAGCGCCTTGAGCACGGTCGATTCCACGATGATGACGACCCGCTGGAACGCCGCCGCCACCTTGACGATTGGCGGCAGCACGAGGTTGAGCAGCTTGACCAGCGGCGGCAACACGAGCGTGATGAGGTCAAGTAGCGGCGGCAGCAGCGGTAGCACCGCCTCGCTCATCATCTTGAAGTTGTCGGTGATCGTGGGCAGGATCGGCTTCAAGGCATTGACCAGCAGCTTGGCGACGTCACCGAGGATCGGTGCCAGCTGCACCAGCACGTCGGCCACGATGTCGAGCACCGGCGCCAGCGCCTCGGCGGCCGACACCAGCACGTCACCGATCAGCCCGGCCAGCTCGTCAATGACCGGGCTCAGCGCCTCGAACACCTTGCCGAGCGCAGCGCCCACCTTCTGCAGCGGCGGCCCGAGGACCTTGATGATCTCGCCGGCCGCCTCCATCAAGGTCTCGAACGCCGGCGCCACGGCGTCGATCGCGCCCACCAGCACGTCGCCCAGCAGGTCGCCCAACAGGGACAGGGCGTCGGACAGCGGCGCGATGACCGGCGCCAGGCCCTCGATGAGCGAGCCGATGACCTCCAAGGCGTCCGACAGCACGCCCATCAGCGGCTCGACCGCGGGCAGGATGGCGTCGAGCGCAGTGCCGAGCGCGCCGCCGAGCTGGTCCCCGACCTTGGTCAGCATCGGTTCCAGCTTCGAGAAGGTCTCCACGAGCGGACCCGAGATGCCCTCAACGGCGCCGGCCAGCCCGCCGCCGATGGCCTCCTTGACCTCGCCCCACGCGGTAGCGATCTTCTCGGCGCCGGTGGCCGAAGCCTCGGCCGCGCCGCCGCTTGACTTCTCCAGCTTGTCCAGGATGAGCGCCTGCGCGCCGGCGATGTCGCCGGCCTCCTGCATAGCCGTGATCTTCTTCTGCTCGCCCTCGGTGAACTTGACGCCCACCTTGGAGAGCGCGGTCATGCCCTTGATCGGGTTGTTGAGCGCCTTGCCGAGCTGGGTGGCCGTCGCCCCGAGGTCCTTGTCCCACACCGCGCTGAGGTCGGCCGCCGAGGCCATGGCCCGGTCGAAGGTGTCGCCGGAAACGTCGCGGAAGCTCAGCAGCCGGTTGGACGCGGCGATGATGTCGTCGTCGTCCACGCCGATCTTGAGTGACAGCTTGGACGCCATGTCGGCCACGTCATCGGCGGTCTTGCCGGCGGCGCCGCCGGTTGACTCGATGAGCTGCTGGGTCTGGGCGAAGACCTCGTTGGCGCCCTGCGCCTCGCCGGCGGCGTCCCTGAGAAACTGCGTCAGCCCAACGCCGGCCAGCGCGCCACCGAGTAGCCCGATGGTCTTGCCGAGGCCGCCCTTGAGCGCGCCGCCGACCCCTGCGCCCGTCGAGCTGATGGTGTCGAGCTTGGAGTTCGACTGGCGGGCCGCCTCGGTGAAGGCGTCCTCGACCTGCTCGCCGGCGCGCTCGGCCTGGGCGCCGATCTCGCTGAACACGTCCGCGCCGCCGATCTTCTCCAGCTGGGCGTCGGACTGGCGGGCCGCTTCGGTGAACGCCCCTTCAACGTCCTCACCGGCGCGCTCGGCCTGGCCGCCCACCTCACCGAACACATCGGCGCCGCCGATGCGCTCCAGCGCCCGGTCGCTCTGACGGGCCGCCTCGGTGAAGGCGCCGTCAACGTCATCGCCGGCGCGCCGGGCGTCGCCGGCCAGCCCCGAGAACGGGTCGCCGGCGGCGATACGGTCGAGCGCCTCGCCGGCCTCGGTCGCCGCCTCCCTGAATGCCGACTCGACGCGCTCGCCCGCCTTGTCAACCTCGCTGCCCACCTTGTCGGTGCGGGCGATGACATCGACGTACGCCTCAGCGATCGTCGTACCGGCCAATGGTCCTCCGGCCTGACCGAGCCGGCCGTAAGGCTAGATCGCTAGCTCACGGTGTACGGGCTTCACGCTCGAACTCGGCCCACGCGTCCTCGTCCGAGCCGTACCACATCGGCGCGCCGGTGTCGGGGTCGATGCGGTTGGGCGGCTCCAGCGCCGCCTCGATGCGGTCGAGAGTCTGCTCGTTCGCCCACTCCCGCACGGCGAACAGGTACAGGTTCAGGACACGTCGGAGGGGGAGGTCAAGGGGATCGACGGCGTGGGCGCCGCACCAGCCGTCAAAGTGGCTCCAGTTGGCAACGACCCATTCGAGGACGACATTGGCTGCGTAGGGTCCAGGTCGCTCATCCCCCGCATCACGGCCGTGGCGACCTGGGCCAGCAGCGCCGTGTCAACCGAGTCCTCGACGTGCTCGCGCAGGCGGTCCCGCTCGTCGGGTACGACCGCGGCCACCACGAGGTCGATCAGCGCGTCAACCTGCTCGGGCGTGCCGCCGCCTCGCTCGGCCGCCTCGATCATCTGGCGCTTGCCGAGCATTGCCCGCATGGCCCGCATCCCGATCGGCTGCATGTGGTACTCCACGCCTTGAAGCTCCAGCACGTCGCCCTCGTCCATGGCCTTGCCGAACACGTATCGCGCCATGAGCGCGGACGTTAGCGGGCGGCGGTGATCGCGTTGCGGAGGTAGGGCACGGCCTTGGTGCGCCCGGCCCGGCGGGCGAACACGTACCCGGTGCGGGTGCTGCGGCCGGCGCCGGCGGGCCAGCGAAGGTAGCGGCCCCGGTGCGGGGTGACCTCGCGGCGGCCCTGGTGCACGAACAGCGCGTACGGCACGTTGGTGCCGATCCGCACGGCCTGCTCGCCGGCGACGGTGAAGTGCTGCTCGCGCAGGCTGGCCTTGAGCGCGCCGGTGCGCTGGGGCGCCAGCCGGCGGGCCGCTTGCTCTACCCGGGCGCCGCGCCGGTCAAGGTCCCGACCAACCGGGCCGCTCGGGGCCCGCAGCAGGTTGTCGAGCGCGCTGCGGTTCCACGTCACGGTGACTTGATCGGCCACCTACGGGCGCCGGCGAGGAATCAGGCCGGCGAGGTAGGCCAGCGCGATGACGCCCACCTCTACGACGAGGATCCACGCCTGGGTCTCGGTCATCGCTACCACCTTACGGCGCGCACTCGGCGCACCACAGCTCGCCGTCCACGCCCACGGTCAGTCGGGTCTCGACGCCGATGCAGCCGCCCTCGGCGCCCACGAAGGTCTGGGACTCGTTGGCCCGCTCCCACCAGTCGGGCAGCTCGGCGGTCGCCAGCACGTCCCAGATGACGGCGGCGTCGTTCAGGATTGCCGAGTAGGCCGCGCCCAGCTCGAGGTCGTCGGGCACCGAGCCGTCGTCTTCGATCACCGGCACGCACCGCAGCAGCAGCGCCACGACGTCGAGCGCGATCAGCCCGTCGTAGCAGCCGTTCTCGTCGGGCCCCTCGGTCGGGAAGCGCGCCGTGCGGTACACGCGCTCGGGCGCGACGACGAGCTGGCCGCAGCAGTTGTCCCACGCCACGGAGCCGGCGGCCACATAGGCGGTCTGCACGTCACGGTCGCACACGACGAGCGCGTCACGTACCCGGCCGAGCAGTAGGGCGCACACGTCGGCCGGCGTCACCGTCGTGGTCGCCGGCGCGGTGAGGGTCACGTCAGGCCCGCGTGGCCAGGTCGGGCGAGTAGACGCGGCTCGGGCGGCTCAGGCCCGTGGGGTTGACCACGCTGAGCCAGGCGTCAGCGATGGGGAGCCCGAGCCGGCCCGAGCGCACGAACGTAGCCGGGTCGGCCAGCTGCACGGTGACGCCCTGGCGGGCGATGGACACGGCGCGGCTCGGTAGCTTGCACACCTTGTTCGTGAAGCCAGCGATGAACTCGCACGCCACCTCGCCCATGGCGGCGGCGGTGCCGTCGGGCAGGCTGTTGCCGGCCTTGTAGGTCACCTCGACCGGCGGGTCGTCGCACTCGCCGGCGCACGGCCAGCACGTCCCGCGCCGGCGCAGCCACGCCGCTGCCTCCACGTCGTAGCTGGCGGGGTCGAGCGCCGCGCCGTCGAGTGTGACCGCCGTGATCTCGCGCACCGGGCGGTGGGCCAGCAGGATGCGGCAGCACATCGCCGGCAAGCCGGCCCGGTTGTGCCAGCCGGCGGCGTCGTGGAACGGTACGACGCAGCAGCCCGGGCACGAGCACGACGGGCGGTAGCGCTCGGTCCACGTGCAGATGCCGAGGCGCCGGCCGCCCATCGCCCACAGCAAGCTCTGGGCGGCGTCGAGCGCCAAGGTCACCAGCAACGGGTCCACGTCGGCGGTGTCGCACGGCCAGGAGACCGGCCAGGGCTCGCAAGTCATCGGGGCCCTACGGGGTGAAGGCGGTCAGCCAGTCGATGAGCGTGACCCGAGCTTGCCCCGCCTGTTCCTCGGCCAGGATGCGGTCGCGCTCGTCGGGATGGGCGGTCACGTAGTCCTTGACCTGTTGCACGGTGGCCGCGTTCGGGTCGGCCCCGACCTCGAGCGTGGCGAGCCCCGAGACCCACGCCGCGCCGTCCCAGTGGGCCTGCCCGGCCGCGCCGGCGGTGGCGGTCTGCACGTACTCGCCCGTGGTCCACGCGGTGGCCGGCGAGGCGGCCACGCTGCCCGCGGCCAGCGCGGCGACCGACGCGGGCGGCGTCGAGCCCGGCGGCGTCCACGTCCCCGGCGCGCCGGCGGTCGCGCCGGTGGCGGGCACGACCGGCGCCGTCGGCGCGCCGCCTTGCAAGATGTTGCTCATGTCGCCGGCGATGCCCATGCGGCGCCCCTTTCGTCGTGGCGGTCCTGCGAAGCTGCGGCTCGCTGGCACGAGCGCAGCCTAGGTAGCCCGACCGGCCGTCCAGGCGGACCCGTTCCAGTACATCTCGCCGGCCACGCCCGACGTGGAGCCCTGCACGTACTGGTCCGTCGTCCATGCCGTTGCCGGGCTGGCGGTGACGCCGGCAGAGGTAGCGCCGGCCGAGTCAGCCGGCGGCGTCGAGCCGCTCGGCGTCCAGGTGCCAGGTGAGCCGGCGGTGGCGCCGGTGGCGGCGGTGGGCGCGGCGCCGAGCGCTTCGCAGCCGTCGGTCACGTCGGGCGGCGCCGTGGTCGTGATGAAGATGCCGTACAGGTCGTCGGGCGGGAAGGTCGCGCCGGCGGGGAACGGCGAAGGGTCGTAGGGCCCGTCGAGCCAGCCCTCGCTGGCGCCCTGGCCCTCGCCCTTGAGCCCCATGGTCAGCGGCCCGTTCTCGATGGTGATGTCGCCGTCGATTGACCCGTTGGTCACGTTCGGTACGGCGAAGTAGCCCCACTCGGCCGCGCCTGAGCCGGGGTCGCAAGCGGACGAGCCGGCCTTCTTCGTCCACACCTCGATGGCGAAGCTGTTCGGGTTCGGGTCACGCCCGAAGGTGGCGCCGATGGTGTTGCCCTGGCCGTCCACGACCGGCGTGGCGCCGCCAACGAGGTCGAGCACCTCGGGGTCCACCTCGCACATCTGGATGGCGACGTTCACCCACTTGCGCCGGTCGGCGTCCTTCTCGGCAATGCAGAAGTCGCCCCACGCGTTCTTCTGGGTGTATTCCTCGCCGGCCTCCACCTCGTCGCTGAGCGTCACCGAGATGAACCCGTCGGTCACGATGGTGCCGCACTCGTCGCCGTAGGCGGGGTTGCCGCATTCGTCCAGGCGGGTGAGCCGCATGACCCGGCCCTTGACTGACTTGATCTTGCGAGTTGCCATTACGGCCCTCCCAGCGTGGCGGTGGTTCTGACGGCGGCGCAGTCCCAGCCGGCGACGTAGGTGCGCTCGGCAATGAACAGGGCGTCGTTGACCTGGCGGTCGAAGCCCTCGAGGACCTCCCGGGCGCCCCGCCGTACGACCAGCGCGCCGGTGGCGACGTACTCGACCTCGGTGTTGGCCGGCGCCGCGCCCACGTACCCGGCGCCGACGACAACCGGCGTGCCGAGCATGGTGACGAGGTGGTTGCCCTCGACCCGCAGCCGGTCGGCCACCAGGGTCGCCCCGAGGCTGTCGGTGTGGATGGCCCCGATGCCGTTGTAGCGGTTGCGCAGCTCGCGTTCGGCGACGCCGAGCGCGATCAGCGGATCGGTGAAGGTGCCGGCGTCGGTGGCGAGGGCGTCGAATTCGCTGTTCCACACGAACGACTCGACGCCTCGTTCCTCGGCGGCGTTGAAGGCGGCCTCAACCTCGGCCAGAACCACGTCGAGCGGGATGCCCGAGCGGTTGAGGTACACGTACACGGTGAAGGGCTTGAACGCCTTGAGGTCTGGGCAGCCGAGGTCCACCTTCGGCGAGACCGCCGTGCCCGAGATGCACGGGTCGAGGGTGTACGCGGCCGTGACGCAGCCGGGCGAGCGCCGCCACTGGATACCGAGCTGCCAGTCGGTCGTGTCGGGCTCGCTCGGCGGCGCGACTGAGAAGAGCCCGAAAGGCCGGTCAACGACCGGCGGCGGCTCAACGTTGACCCACACGTCGGCGGTGGTCACGTCGCTCATCTGGCTACCTCGGTGCCCTTAGCTCCCGTTGCTCACGGCGCCGCGGCGGCGCAGCAGGCCGTCACGCCGTCCACGTCGAGGTCCACGGTCACCTCACGGGCGAGCGGGCCCCGGCGGATGACGCAGAACCATTCCTCGCTCCACGCCAGCGTGAAGTCGTTGGCGGCGTTGAGCACCGAGTCCCGCACGACGCCGAGGTCGATCTCACCGGCCGAGGTCACGGCGTAGGCGCCCGAGAAGAACATCGCGAACTTCAACGTGGCCGGCCAGTCGGTCGCCGGCGCCGAGCCGTAGAGCGGCTGGTAGCCGCTGAGGAACTGCGGGCGGATGCCCCGGGTGGTCAGCCAGCTGGTGATCTCGGCGTCGGTGACCGACAGCAGGTCCACGCCGGCGCGCTTGGCAACGTTGGCCCGCAGCATCTCGATGGTCCAGTCGGGCAGCGCCACGTCCACTGAACGGGTGCGCCCGGCGCGGTACTGGCTGCGCAAGTCGGCCGCCTGCAGGCCGATGGCCGACAGCAGGTCGCCGGCGGCGTCGGAGTTCTCGCTGCCGTAGGCCACCGCCGTCGCGCCGGTCGTGACCGCGGCGATCTTGACCTGGCTGACCCGGTGCTCGTGGGCCGCCATCACGAGGTCCACGAAGGTGCGCGACAGCTGCGGGAACGCCCGGTCCTGCATGTTGCCCGAGATCACGCACAGGCCGTAGGCCGTCGGGCGACACTCGGTCCACGTCGGGCAGGGCACCCGGTAGCACGGCTTGGTGGGGTCGCCGTCAACCGCCGAGATGTCGTCGGCCTCGGTCCACGTCCACAGCGCGTTGTCGGCGTCGGCCTGGCTGAAATAGCTGGGCACGAGCACGCCACCGCCCTGCGGCGCGCCCACGGTCGGCAGGTCGAACAGGCCCTCGGTGTCGTTGATCGAGAACAGGTCGAACAGCGGCACCGACGGCGCACACCAGCCGCCCGAGGCGACGAGGGACACGGCGGTCGGCTCACCGACGACCCGCTCCATCAGCGCGGCGTTGTGAGCGCTTGACTCGTTGAGCCACTGGTCGGCGGGGATCGGCCGCTGCACCCGGGCGACGGGCACCATGGCCGAGTGATCGTTCAGACCCCGGGCCTTGTCGTGGAACGCCTGGCCGATGCGGTCGGCCCCGATGGGCGCGCCCACCGGGATGCCGGGAATGTCGGCGGCGGCGGTGATGACGACGGGCAGCGTCGGCGGCGCAACCGTCGGTCGGGTCGCTCGGCCGGCCACGGCCCGGGCGGTCGGGCGCCGGCGCGCCGAGGCGGCGACGGCGGCCACGGGCTCGGCCTCGGCGGCGACGGGCTCACGCTCCTGCGCCTCGGGCTCGGCCTCGGGCTCGTCGGGCTCAGCCTCGGGCTCGTCGGGCTCGTCGGGCTCTTCGCCGGGCTCGGGCTCTTCGGTTGAGCCGTGCACCCGCTCGGTGAGGGCCTGAACCTGCTCCTGCTCGCGCTCGGCGGCCTCGACGCGCCCGGCCTGCTCGGCCCGCACGGCGTCGATCCCGTCGGCCAGCCGAGTCAGCTCGGCAAGGTCCCGGCTGCCGTCCTCGTTCAGCTGGTCGAAGGCGGCGACCAGCTGTTCCTCCAAGCTGTTCAGCTCGTCATCGCTGAGCTGGCTCAGGTCCTCGGGAATGTCCATCGGTGCTCCCTAGATGTCGGAACTACTAGGTGCGACCGAGACATCAGCCCGGAACGCCCGACCTCAGTCATCAGCAGTCGGTCGGTTCGGGCGGGAACAGTACCACGGGGGTGTCAGCGCGGTGTGCATACCGAGCGCTCACGGGCCCTGTGCCGTTTGCCCGCCGTCACCGTGGGCCCGAGCGCCGTGCGGCGCCGCTGGGCCTCAAATTTCGGCTGTGTGCAAGCTCTGGCTAGACCGCCGGCGCGGCGTCAGAGCGAGCGCACCGCGCCGCCGGTGCGCCGGGCGTAGTCCTGGGCGGCGATCAGCGTTGAGAACCTCTTGGGCCGCCGGCCCTGGCGCTCGACGGCGTAGGCCGGCCGGGCGGCGGCCAGTAGCGCTCGGCGCTCGGCGGCATCGGGTTGCGCCGGCGCCCGGCGTACGTCGCCGCTGCGCGACTGGCCGCAATGGCCGCAGCGAGCCATCACCCGGCGTGCACTCGGGCCGCCAGCTCGGCCCTGCGCTGGTCAAGTGACCGCCCGATGGAGGCGGCGAGGCGGTCACGAACGAGGTCGATCACCGACGCCGCGACGGGGAACGGCTGGTCGATGGGCGTCGAGATGATGGCCGAGGCGACGAGCGCGCCGTCCATGCGGAAGCTGTAGCGCGGCGTCACGTAGCCGGGCACGTTGACAAGGTGGACGTTGATGAGGTCGAGGTCGCGCCCGAAGCCCCGGCAGTCGATTGACGGCGGCGTGCCCATGACGACGCGCAGCTGCTCAGGGCTCACGCCCGGGCGCAGCGCGCCGGCAACCCAGATGCCGTGCGCGTCCTCGCCGGCGGCCACGTCGGCCACCGCCAGCGCACAGTCCTCGTAGTGGGCGACGGCCTCGGCGGCCCGCATGCTGCGGGCGGCGTGAAGCCCGCCGACGGTGATGCGGCCCGTGGCCACCCGCGAGCCGTCGGCGCAGCGAACCTCGCCGGTGCGATAGCGGGCATAGTTGCTCGGGCTGTGCGGCGGCATGAGGCAGGCGCCGTCGTAGCCGATGTGGCAGGTGCCCCACGTGGCGACGTGGCCCGACACGTGGCCGCTGTCGCTCACGGTCAGAGGCATCGCTTGGGAGAACCTCGGGTCATCGAACCAGCTCGCCGGCGGCTCGACGGGTACCTCGACGGCGGCCGAGGCGAGCACGGCGAAGTTCGGCTCGGGCGGCTCCATGTCGGCGTCGCGGTAGTGGGCGGCGAGGTGGTCGTACACGCCTTGGCGGTCGTCGGTCGGGATGCCGAGGTCCACGCCCGGCCCGGCGCCGCGCCCGCCGTTGAGCGCGGCCATGGCGGCGGCGACCCCGCGCATGTTGGCGACCCCGGGCGCGCCGGCGTCGCTCACCATGTGGTGCGGCAGCTTGCAATTGGCCTTGGCGATCTCGCCGTTCTCCACCGAGTCGTCATCGAACCAGGCGTACATGGCCCGGGCCCGGTCGAGCGGCATGGGCGAGGCGAGCTTGGCCTGCTCGGCCGCGCCGTCCCACGCCTCGTCGGTGGTCGTGCCGGTGTGGTGCACCGCCACCGCGCCGAAGGGCTCGCGGGCGGCGACGGCCAGAACCTCGATCAGCGTGCCGTCAAGTGCCGGGAACGGCACCGCCGTCGCGCCGAGGACCTCGCCCTCGGTGACCCGCTGAACGATGCGCCCGACGCCGATGGTGACGACGCCCTCGCCCTCGGTGATCTCGTCGTCGTACAGGTCAACCTCGAACTCGGTGGCGGCGGCGTCCACCGACACGGTGGGTAGCTCGCCGGCGCGGATGAGCGTGATCAGGTAGGCGGCGTCCTCGTCGGGCGCCTCGATGAAGTCGCCCCACCCGTGTATCTCTGCGCCTCGGCGCTCCACCCGCTCGATGTTGCCCACGAGCTTGGCGCCCTTGGCGACGGTGCCGTCGCCGTGTGGCGACTCATCGGTCGCCATGAACGGCAGCGGCGGCTCACGCCAGGTGAGTGAGTTCTCGGTGAACAGGCGGTCGTCGCACGTGTACACGCCCTCAGTGACGATCAGCGTGTGGAAGCTGTTGCCGCTCGCCTCGACCGCCGGCTCGGCGGCGGGCTCGTCGCCGGCGTCGTCCTCGGCGGCGTTCAGCTCGTCCAGCTGCGCGTTGGCCTCGTCCTCGGTGGCGTGACAGCCCTCGACCTCGCCGGTGTCGTCGTTGACCACCGCCCACGGGCGGTCATCGGGGCAACCCTCGTGCCCTTCTTCGGTATGCCAGGGCATCGGGCGGCAACGCTAGCCCGTGCCCGCCGGCGCGCCGTTCATGCTCACGCGTGAACCGACAGCCCGAGAGCGTCGGCCAGGCGGTCGGTGTCATGAGCGTGCCCGGTCGCCAGCAGGGCCCGGGTGTACGTGTCGAGCGTGACGGTCAGCGCATCGGGGTCCAGACCGAGGCGCACGGCCACGTCGGGCACGCGGGTCCACGCGTTGGCGAGCAGGTGGTCGATGGAGGCGAAGCCAGTCACGCCTTGGAGCTCCACGTGCAAGCGCGCCGGATCGTCGCACTCGATGGCCGACGTGCCGCCGGCGAGCTTGCGGGCGGCCGAGCTGCGTAGCCGGGTGCCGGCCCGCTCGAGCGCCCGGTGCACCAGGGCGTCGCACGCCTCCAACATGACCGCGCTGGCCTCGCCGTTGGCCGGCTGGTCGGGCGGCCCGTCGGCGGGCTGGTCGGGCGCGCCCGGCGGCGGGATCGGCCAGGCGCCCTCGCCGGCGTCGCCCGGCGGCGTCACGACGTCGATGCCGACCGCCCGAAGCAGCTGGGTCGTCAGCAACGGTTGCGCCTTGGCAATCTCGACCAGGATGCGCCGGCGCACCTCGGCATCGTCGGGCGCGTCGGCCTCGCTCAGCCCGGCCTCGCGCCGTAGCGCGGCGCCGCTGGCCTCGATGCGGTCGTAGGCGGCGATGGTGTCGTCGGAGCGGTCGGGCCGCGTGGTGAGGTCGGTGGTGTCGTACCACACGAGCAGCCGGTCGGCCTCGGCCCCGAAGCCCATCGCCCGCAGCGCCGGCCGTAGGTAGCCCATGGTGCTGGCGTGCACGATGGTCTCGGCCATCGGCTCGATGTGAAGCGTGACCGCCGACTCCTGAACCTGCCAGGCCGTCCAGTGGTTCACGTCGGCCACGCCGGTCAGCGCCTCGGGCGGCATGTCGAGCCCGAGCGCCAGCCGCTCGACGGCGGCCTCCCGCAGCGGTAGCAGCGCTTCGGAGAAGTCGCTCCAGAACGTGATGTGCTTGACCTTGTCGGCGTACTCGCCGGGGATGCGCACGGTCAGCGGCACGACCGCGGCGGCCGAGGCTCGGTCACCGATGGGCACGGTCATGGCGGTCACGAGCACGTCCACGAAGTCGTCCTCGGTCGGCTCGCTCTCGTCGTCGTCGGCCGGCGCCGTGCTCGGCAGCGGCACGAACTCGGCCTCGGCCGGCAGCACCAGCAGCCCGGCGCCGGCGAGGCGGCTCTGCGCGGTCGCTGACACGTGGGCGTCAAGCAGGCTGATCTGGGTGAGCACCGTGGTGACCGCCCGGCACGGGCTGTCGGGCTGCCACGAGTAGCGCGGGTGAGGGTTCCAGACCTTGACGAGCACGAAGTCCTCGTGAAGCTCACGCCAGTCGCCAATGCCGCACTGAACCTCGTACACGCCGCGCTCGGCGCGCAGCTCGTCGGCCGACAGCACTTGCCAGACCCACGTTTCGTCGGGCTCGGGCTCCCGCGCCGCCTCGTCGTCGCCGTTGGGCAGCGGCGGAGGCGTGATGTCGATGACCGCGCCGGTCGCCACCATCGCCGGCTCCATCAAGATGTAGCCGATGCCGGGCACGCTGAGCAGCGTGGCGAGGTGGGCGAGCATCTGGCCCTGGCCCGAGGGCCCGCCGGCCATGGCGGCCACGAGGTCGAGCGCGGCGGCCTCGGCCGGCGCCAGCGCCTCGCCGTCGGCCGGCGGCAGTATCTCGTCGGGCTCGTCGCCAAGGTGCTCGGGCACCCGGGCGGCGATCAGGTTGACCCGGCTCATGCCGTTGGCCTTCCACTGCACGCCGAAGCGAAGCTCGCCCACCGAGTCGAAGAACTCCCACGCCCGGGCTTGCCAGTCCTCGGTCGGCGCCTGGCGGCGCAGCCCCTCGGGGCGATGGGTCATCACGGATGCCGACGCCACCATCGAGGCTCGGAACGGGGTCGTCGGGCGCCGGCGAAGGGCCACGAGCGGCAGCGTAGACCTCGGGCTCGCTAGGGTCGCGGCCATGACGCGAGCTAGCGGCGCGTCGTGAGCGGCCTGGTCAATCTGCCGGCCCTCAACGACGAGGAACTTGACGAGCTGCGCATCGCCATCGAGCTGCGCATGAACGGGCTGGCTGAGGTGCGGGCCCTAGCGACGGCGCCCGAGATCGTGGCCGAGTGCGACCGGCGCGGGCTCATCTGCCAGTCGCTCTCCACCGCCGTGGCCGAGGCCCGGCTCAACCTGCGGTGATCCGCTACGGGCCCGCCCGGGTGCGCCGCGCCGGCGTCTGCTACGACACCGACGACCGCGGCATCGGCTGGCTGGTGGTGGCCGGCGTCAGCGGTAGGCGCGCCCGGTGGCCGGTGCGCCAGTGGGACTACACCGATGTGTCCATCAGGACCCGCGCCGCGACGGTGCCCTTCGAGAACCGCTGGCAGCTGTCGGTGATCTGGGGCGGCGGCACCTACAGCAGCAACCACGACTACCACGGCGTCATCCCCGGCTGGCGCGAGACCGAGAACCAGCCGTTCATCGAGGCGCCGGCGACGGTCGAGGTCGGCGTGCTGTGCCCCGAGCCGATCAAGCTGCCGCCGCTGATGACGCCCGACAGCGCCGAGATGATGGCCGAGCACTCGCCGGCGTTTCGTGCCGCCCTTGACAGCGCCGAGGGCCGCTCGTGGCTCTTCGATGAACGCGACACCACGCTGTGGGGCGACCCGCTCGGCTATCTGAGCGCCGACGACCTGCTGGCCGTGGCCGACGTAGTGGGCCGGCTGCCGTCGCACCCGGGCGACAAGCTCGCCGGCGCCGAGTTCTACGACCTCGACGGGTTCATGGCGACCGCGGCCGAGCGCTTCGGCGTCAGTCGACCTTGAGCACGTCGGCCGGCGAGCCGATCAGCAGGTTGAGGGCGATGCCGTCTTTCACGTCGTCGCGGCGCTCGCCGCGGATGCGCCCGGCCTCCAGCCGAACCATGCCGGTGAAGGTGCGGCGCTTGCCGTCGGGGTCGCGGTAGGTGATCCGCAGCCAGCGCGGGGTCTCGGTGATGCCGGTCATCGGGCGACCGCCGTCACGTGCAGGTCGGGCACCGTCGCGGCCGTGATCCGGAAGTCACGAACGAAGCCCGAGCCGAGGTTGACGTGCTGGTCGGCGTGGAGGGCGATGATCCACTTGCGGTTGAGGAACTTGACCTCTTCGACCCAGGCGTCGAAGGCCTGGCCCTTGATGGTGCCGGCGACCCGCTGGCCGGGCCTCACTGCGGGCTTCACTGCTGCGTTCATGAGTTCAGTATCCACCGGCGCTTATGCGAATGGCAACATATCCGCCGGTGGTATTTCAGAACCCTGCCAGCTTGCGGGGCGAGTGCTCGAGCCCGATGCCGACGAGGGCGCGGATGACCTCGGCGCGGGGCAGCTTGTGCTTGGCGGCCAGCTTGTCGATCTTGGTCAGCGCCTCGGGCGCCAGCCGTAGCTCGACTACCTGGCCGATGGCCGGCCGGCCTCGACCTCGCTTGGTTTGGGCGGCGGTCATTGCTCGCCCCTCAGAATCAGCTCAGCATCAGCGCTGGCAACAAGCAGGGCATTACTGCCGGCCTCGCAGACGAAGATCGGGCGGGCGGCAATAGCGCGCAGGTTGTCGGTAGGCAGCTCCCGCATCCACGCGGCGCAGCCCTCGGCGGTGTTCATGTCGATCACCTTGCGCATGGCGGTCACGCAGCCCTCTCGGCCACGCCCGGCCGGTAGAGGTGCAGCCGGTCAGCTGCGATCTCGACCTCGAAGGCCTTGCGAACGACCTCGCCACGCCGGCCCGAGCCGTGCTCGGCCGCGTAGGCGACCTGAGCTTCGGCAGCCTCGCGGCTGTCCCACGTGGAGCGATAGCCCTCGTCGTCGGTCCAGACGACCTCGAAGGTCTCGTATGTGCGGATGACGGCCACTTGGGCCTCCCTTCCCCGCCGGTCGGCGGTCTCGATGGTGGTGGTTGCGCTCACGAGGACCAGTATCCACGGGCGGGTATTAGATGGCAACATACTCGCCGGCGAATATTTCAGCCAACGAGGCGCAGCGCCGTCGGCATCGGCTCGCCGCTCGAGGGCACCCACACGGCGACCTCGGGCCCGAACAGGGCCTCGGCCTCGGCGCGGGCCTCGTCGGCGGTGCCGTTGGCGAGAGCGTGGTGCACGATCATCGAGCCGGCGCGGTAGGCGACTCGCCAGCGGTTGTTGGCGCCGCGCAGGACGCTGACGTAGGTGGCGGTCGTCGTGAGCTTGCTCATCGCACGACCGCCACGATCTCGGCGCCGAGCCGGCGGGCCCGACGGGTCGTCGCGACGCCCTTGGAATCGGCGTAGCCCACGATCTTGCCCGTTGCCACCGACACGAGCACGTAGGCCCGGGTGGTGCGGGTCGGCGGGTGCGCCGGCGACTCGACGGCGGGCTCAGTGGCCGGCACGTAGGCGTGCTCGGCGCACTCGTAGTAGGTCACACCCGAGCGGCCCACGAACAGGGTGGCGGCGGGCTTGCCGCACCAGTAGGCGTCGCCGCCTACCACGACGGTGCAGGTCTTGCCCGCCAGGTCGGTGTTGTGGATTGCGTTCATGAGTTCAGTATCCACGGGCGCTTATTGAATGGCAACATATCCGCCGGTGGAATTTCACCTGAGCGCCGCGCAGCTGACGCACACGGCAACGACCGAGCCGTCGTCGTCGTCAGCCACGTCGATGTAGTCAGCGCGGTCAGTGAGCGCACGAGCGCACGTCGCGCACCGCAGCTGATGGACGGGCTGGTGCTCGTCACACCAGTAAGCCACGAGGGTGCCGGTGTTGGGCCGGTCGTGCCGGGTGATGACCGTGGCCGGCCGCTCGCACCAGTCGCACGTCGGGTCGGTCATGGCCGCAGCGCCTCGGTGATCGTGAAGTCTGCGAGGCGGCCCCGGCAGGCCAGAGCGACCTCGGTGTAGCCCTCGGCCCGCATCTTGCGCAGCCAGCTGGCGCTGACGCGCTTGCGGATCGGGTAGCGGGTCCAGCCGCGCCCGGGCTTGAAGGCCTGAGCGATGACCGGGTGGTCGTCGCGGTCGAAGGGCCCGCCGAAGTAGGCGGCGACCCGAGCGGGCACGGTGGCCTGGTGGGTCATCGTGGTGCTCACGGTCACACCATCTCGATCAG